CTATATAATGTTTACTGCCTGGGCGAGTGGGGCAGTCTTAAGGGGCAGATATATCAATATGAGATTGCTGAAAAGCCGCCGACTTACTTTGATGAGATTATTTACGGGCTGGACTTCGGGTTTAATAATCCGACTGCATTGATTAAGATTTACGCGGTTGAAGATAAAGTATATCTTGAACAGATGATTTATAAATCCGGTCTGACAAATAATGACCTGATAAAAGAGCTGGGCTTACTCGGCATTGATAAGAATGCGCCGATATACGCAGACAGCGCGGAGCCGAACAGGATAGAAGAGATTTTCAGGGCCGGATATAATGTACGTCCGTCCGATAAAGACGTAAGCGCGGGCATTAGTTTTTGTCAATCGCGCAAGATATTTATAACCGAGGACTCATCTGACTTGATAAAAGAAATGCAATCGTACATTTGGGCAGAGGATAAGAACGGTAAAGCTCTCGATGTGCCGGTCAAGTTTGCGGATCACCTGAATGATGCCTACAGATACGCCTGTTACACACATCTCGGAAAGAGGGATGAAGTCAAGGTCAGATTTATATAAAGTTCTTGACATTTTGGAGTATATGGATATACTATGGATGATTTGCAATTTTTTCAAGGTTTGGACAATTATAAAAATAGTACTTTGAAGTTTATTAACGACTATTTGGGGGGGGATATTACAAATTTAAACATATATGTAAATCCTAAAATTTCAGTAGTTACAATCGATCTGTTGATAAGGCAGGACATAACGAAAATAAACAAATAAGGCCGGTATTACTTAATACAGGTCACGGAGTACTGAGACAACAACAGCCCGTATCTTTCGGCAACAACCGAAAGGACGGGCTTTTTTTATTATACTGGAGGGAATTATGGCGTTCACGAAAAAATATCTACCTTACGCAAGAGCTGAATACTTTGAATTTTACGCAGACGGAGACGGCGATACTGCGGACATGAATGAGAGCCTTGACTTCTCTGTCTATGCTTATGAGCTGGCGGGGATACGGGTTACTTTCAGCGGCGTATGCTCTGCTGACATTTATCTCCGGGCTTACCTCGATAGTCCACAGAGTACGCATTCGACGCGGTACGATGGATATTTCTTATCTTACGCGCTCAATAATTCAATCTGGTATCAGTGGCAACCTTCAGTCGCGCCGATGCTGTTTCAAAATTCTGAAATCGTAATCATATCTTGTATCACTGACAATATTTATTCTCTGACCGTCTGGGGCTGGGCGATAACCGGAAGGGCTTAATGACACGGGATAAAATCAGAAAGCAGAAAGGATGTAACAACTGCAAAAAGGCAGAGGTCAAGAAGCTCAATAAGATTTTTGAGAAGAAATAATATGAATTTAACAACTACAACCAGATTAAAACAGCAGAGCGGATACGAAGAGATCCTCGGACTTGTCGAGGGCGACATGATAGAAATATCAAAGACAGTGAAAGGCGTTAAAACAAGAATACTTGAATACGAACCGCCTGAAGGTATCACCGCAAAAGTAGAATTATCGTTTCACGTAACCGAGGGATAGATGCTGGAAGATATTCCAACTACAGCAGTCAAAGTTTCGATAGCTACAGCAGGCAAAGTTCCGATAGGCGGGATAATAATGTGGTCAGGTACCATTGCGGCCATACCCATTCCCGTCTGGCAGTTATGCGATGGCACGGCGAATACACCTGGGCCTGATTTACGGGATAAATTTATTGTCGGTGCGAAACAGGATGACGCTGGAGTTGCCAAGTCAAATATACTTGGTGTGCTATCTCAATCTGGCGGGGCCACAGGCCATAGTCACAGCGGACACGCGGCGTTATCGCACACGGGCGCGAGTGTGGGAGACCATACAGGGCTGACACATGGTTTATCGGTCGCCAATCATCCAGACCTTACACATGTCGCACTTGCATCGCATCCGGCATTGTCCTTGCCAGGGCTGACACATGCTGATTTATCAGTTCCAGGGTACACCCATCCGCTATTGACAATAGAAGGACAAACCCACGAGGGTACATCCCCAGGAGCAACACATCCTTTATTAACAATAGAAGGCCAAAGTCATGCCGTTCTATCTATTGCGGATATGACTGTTTCCGGTCCCGGGTTAACACATTCTGTTCATGGGAGTAGTGCAGCGAGTGTAGCGAGTGGCACGCCATCAAGATGGACAATAAGCTATGCTTTAACCGCCGCGCATCCAAGTCATCCGGCTTCACAGAATGTTGGAACACTGACAGCATGGAGCATATCACCCGCAAGCCATCCGACCTATACTGCAAGCGCACCAGCAAGCCATCCGACAGGCGGATTGACGATAAATTCTCACCCGACTTTCACGGCTTCAGCTCCGGCAAGTCACGCGGCGTTGACGATTACAAGAGCGAGTCATCCGACATATACAGCAGACGGATTAGCACACGGCGGAGTCGGAACTCATGTAGGCAAGGATTACGGAGTTCACACATTCACAGCGCCTGCAGCGCACGGCACAGCGGGAACGGTGACACACTCATTTACAGAAGATTCGGCGCACGCGGTTTCGGCACATGATACGGTAACACAAGTGCCATCCTTCTTCGCGTTGGCTTTCATACAGAGGATGTTATGAGTATAAAAGGAAAAGCACTTGTGAGTTGTCCTTCATACGCAGGCAAGCAGTATTGCCTTGATGCTTGGATCGATGCGTACAACGCGCTGACATATCCAGACAAACATGCTTATCAGGTGGATAACACCAGAGTATCTATGGCATATTTCGAATTATTAAGAAGTAAAGGAATTGATTGTTCCCATCTTCAGCCTTGGCCCGATTGGGACAGGAGTTTTTTTAAATGCTGGGAATTGATTTTGAAACGGGCACAAGATTTAGACTGTTACTGGGTTTACTCAGTAGAAGCGGACAACATCCCGGCTCCGGAGTCTTTGGAAATTATGATTGATATGGCCCTGTACGGAAACTGCCACTTAGTCACACACGCCTATCCGATACACGCGAGCGCGGCGAAGGCAAGCGGTATACCAGAGAACTCTTGGTACTACCACGAACTCGGGTGTATGCTGATGACACGATCTTTACTCGAAAGGGCGATAAATGAGTTTGAAGAGTTTGGAAATATAGTATCCGCAATTTATAGTTTGAATGAACGCTATATGGGCGGATATATTAAACTCACGAATCGTTTCAAGGTTGGTCATCTTGACGGATACGAAATGAGTTTTCAAAATTTAGGGCCGTCAGAAATACCTGGGCTGATTTGTCCGACTCCGGAAATGCCCGCTGATTACGGCACACAATTACCGCCATGTTTGAAAGGAGCTGAATAGTGGAAGAGAAGAAAAGAAAACCAAAGTCAAAAGAAAAGAAGAGAATCAAGGTTGACGGAATCGTCAAACTCGATATTGGCGGCGGGACTTACAAGCGCGATGAAGATTATACATCCGTGGATATTCAGGGCGGGGACGTTACCGCTGAAATGTGGGACTTGCCCTATGATGATGATGTGATTGAATTTATCTGGTCATCGCATACTTTAGAACATGTTGGTATTTACAAGGTATCTCAGACTTTAAAAGAATGGTACCGGGTTTTGAAGTTCGGCGGCAAGGCGATTATATCGGTTCCGAACTTTGATTATGTGGCGAAATATTGGCTGACCGGCCCCGACAGAGCGTGGGCGGAGGCTATGGTTTTCGGGCATCAAGCCCACGACGGAGAATATCACAAATGTGCATTTACCGCGGCATCTTTAAGGGCAGACCTCGAAGCGGCGGGATTCAAAGTTGAACGAATAGAAATGAGATGGTCACACACACAAGAGATTTTACAGGCAGTGTGTAAAAAAGAGAAAAAGGCATAAATGGACGGCAAGAAAAATTCAGTAATGTACGATGATTTTGTAGTCATCAATGCGGCAGGCGCGAGAGTTGCCGGGCTTGTCAATGGCGATTTTACGAGATCATTATACAATCCTTCGAACGCGGAAGTGTCCGGTGCTATTACTGTCACGATAACAGAGCTTGGCGGCGGGTCTTATCGTGCAAGATATACGCCGAACGCTTCGGGCCTTTGGAAGTTGGACATATTTCAAGCAACGCATTTTCCGGAAGGGAAAACGGCCAATCATCAAATATACGATGCGAACATTGACACAGTAGGCGCGAAGTTGCCTACAAATTACATAATGGGTAGTCCTGATGCTGCGGATAAGTTGATTGTGACTGGAACACCGATAGTTCCATATTCAGTAGACCTTGCGGCTACATCTGCGGTATATTTTGGGATAATGTTATCTACTAATAGAGGGGCAGTTCCGACAACAGCAGAAATAACACCCGGCACATTTTATATTCACCGGAAAGCAAAAGGGGCGACAAGCTGGACGACAATGCGAAATGGCGTTGCTTTAGAAGAAGTTACGGGGTATGTGAGATATGGCGAGATTTTTAGTGCCGCTAGTGGATATGCGGAAGGAGATAGTTTGAGAATAGGTTTTGCAGGAGTATCTGTTGTTATAAATGGAGTCACTTATGAAGTATGTACTGCAACCCCAGGTGCGTATTATCATACCCATATTCGCGAAACTGGTGTAAAGGAAATGTATGTGAAGTTGCCTACGAATTATATTATGGGATCAAGCGATGTTGATAATCACGATACAGATATAGACTCGATCCTTTCGGCAGTTGAGGGAATTGGAACTGCGGGCGGGGCGGCCATAAATGTCGATACTGCTGTTGACAATTATGCCAGTGGTCAAGGGGCTG